AAGCCGTTAGTCGTCGATGTCTCTCGACAGAACCTAGGTCTTCCGGAATCCAAAGAAGCGCCGAAGAAAGCCGCGGTCGCCCATGGTAAACTCAAAGAGGATACCATGGTCGAGAAAGGTGTAAAACGCTTCTTCGGAGGTGATCCGAAAGACGTCATGATGTATATGCTGACCGATGTGCTGGTGCCAGCGCTTAAGGACACGTTCGTCGATATGGTCATCGGCGGAACGAAACGAATGGTATACGGCATGGGCGCGTCTGATTATCGCCCGACCAGTCCTCGATTGGTTCGACGTGATAACCCAAGTTATTCACAAAACACAAACTATAACGCCATGTCGAGCAATCGACGTGTGATCGACAGCACAGTTCGTGAACGCCACGATTTCAGCAAAGTGGTGTTCCAAGACAAGTCGTCGGCTGAAACTGTCTTGACGGCCATGAACGATTATATTCAGCAATATGGCGTCGTTCGGGTGAAGGATTTCTACGAATTTGCCGGAATCACCGCCGAATATACCGATCAGAACTGGGGTTGGCATGACATTCGCGGCAGCCGTGTTCGATCGATCTATGGCGGATATATCGTGGAACTTCCACCTACGGAGCACCTGCAATGAGCGACCGGGACGAGCTGAGGAACTGGTATTCGAGTCCGTCATGGGGCTATAAAGTCGATAAAATGACAGACGAGCAAATACCGATCGTGCTCAAACGAGTGCGAGCAATCAAAGAGCAAGCGAGGAACGATCATAATGGTACATCCAATCACAGACGGCATCGATAAAACCGATCATCGGATGCTGCTGACTACCAACGATATTCGTGAGTCCGATCGAGCCAGAACGATATCCACGATCAATCAATCATGGTTACATCGCCTGTTTCGACATTTTCCGGAGATAACGAACTTGACGATTGATATCACTATTGATTGGCCGGGACGATTGCCGAATACAGCCGTGATCACAACCAGGGATGGACGGAAATATCTATATACGTCCGATCCGAATTGTGATTTCGGCACGATCGAGGAGATATGATGGATCGTTTTCTTGCCATGGTGAAATTCCAACAGCTTTTCCCGGAACTCTCGGAGCGAGTTCAGAAATACCGCCGAATGGATAACCATACGGCATTGATTATATTATTCAGCGGAGCGCGTTATGTGTTTCGCTGGGAATCAACCAAAAAGTGGACTCTGCAAACTGAGTTCGCCTACAACAACAAATAAGGAGCAAACATGTCTATCAAAAGTACATTGGTCAAAACCGCAGCTAAGAGCGGTCTCTTTCTGAAGAAGCATAGCCCGGAAATCCTGACATATTCGGGCATCGTGCTGGGCGTCGCCGCAACAGTCACCGCATGTCGGTCGACCATGCATATCGATGATGTGAAGAAGAACCATGAAACCGAGATGAGCCGCGTCGAAACCCTCGAAAAGATGGTGGACCACGGCGAGCTCGATGACGGCGATTTCACAGTCAATGAAGCGGCTTCGTCGAAGCAGATTATCTACATGCGTACCACCGTGGCTTATGCGAAGCTCTATGCTCCGACCATTATTCTGACCGGACTGAGCATCGCCTGCATTTTATCGGCACACAATATCCTCCAGACTCGATACACGGCGGTGGCTTCGGCGTTCGCCGCGGTAACCGCCAAGTTCAGCGATTATCGTGAACGTGTCGTGGCCCAGTATGGTGAAGAGGTCGATCAGAAGTTCTATCAGAACATCGACACCGTCGAAGTCGCCGACGACAAAGGCAAGGTCATCGAGACCAAGAAGGAGCAGAACGTTCAGACGCTGAGTCCGACCGATAAATGGTTCGGACCGGATTCTCAGATCTGGGATAACGAATCCCCGGATATGAATACCGTGATGCTGAAGTCCGCATTGGATCGTGCTCAGAATAAGCTCGATTACACCGGGCATCTGTTCCTGAACGATGTCTATCGTCTGCTCGGTCTTCCTGATACCAAGGAAGGTGCTGTACTCGGTTGGATCAATACGCCTGATCACGATTCGATCGTCGACTTCGGTGTATTCGGTTGCAGCGATGATCCGTGGGATAACGTCAAGGATTGCCCATGGGATGGCAAGGAAGAGATTCTTCTTCAGTTCAACTGCGACGGCATCGTCTACGATCAGATCTGATCGTTATATTCAATATGGGAGCGTCATTGGAATCGTGGCGCTCCCTTTTTATTAAGGAGAAAATCATGAAAGTTACAACCATTATTAAAATCGCCAAGGCCGCTGTTGCCGCTGTGGCTCTTGGAGTAGCCGCTGTCGGTGCGATTCGTACTGCCAAGAATGCCAAGAAGCTGCACGAAACCGCAGTGGATGCTATTCAGAAGGCTGAGAACAACGAGATCGAATCTGACGAACAGATGCAGGAAATCAATGATAATCTGTTCAATCGCGTCGGCGATATCGTGTTCGATGCCGGAGCATTTCTGATAGCTACTGCTGCCACCGCCATCGTCGGATATCTGTGCATTTCTGCATATAATGACAGGAAATGGACCGAAGATATGGACGCTGTTACTCGCTACGGCTGTGCGATAATGGACGGTTTCGTTCATCAGCTTGATGCTAAGGAGGCCTGACATGAATATCGAAGAGATCAGCGAGTATCACGATACGATCGCTAATACTCGCAAATTGCTTGGCGATGTTCATGCTGGAGATGCTTCTCGCGCTCAGGCATCATTGGCGGCGTTTGTAACTTATGCTACAAGGATCGATGATACCATTCTCAAAAAGTCTATTGATAAGTATAAAGTCATCGACGAACCTCATAATTCTCATGCCAAAACATGCATGATGATCGGAGGAATATCAATAACATCAATTACGTTCTCTGATATCATTCATGATTGCAAATGCCTGAAAGAACGTAATGTAAAGAATATATGGTATGTGGTTAAACGCCATATTCCATATATCACAATTGGAACTTTCCTGATCATCGCTAGTGTACTTCTTGAAAGGAGCGAATATGAATCGTGAGAATCTGATATTCGCTGGCATCGGATTTCTGGCTGGCGTCGCTGTAACTACCGTCGTCGGATATTTCGGTGTATATCGAAAGTATATACCGCTTCGACAGCTGGAGGACGAAGTCAATCAGCTCGAGGAGCAACGTCAATCCAAAGGACGTCAGCTCGATGCCATGGATGCCGCTTACGAAGAACGCAAAGCGGCCTATGACAAAGATCTCCAGGATATGTCGGATCGTCTCGATATGTACGATAACGACATCGCCGACGCCAAAAAAGAACTCGAAGCAATCAAACCAACACCAGAACAGGAGCCTGAAACCTTGACCAAAGACGAAACCAAGATCTTCACTCGATTCGAGATCCATGATGGTAATCCTCGATGGGATGGGCCGTTGACCGATGAGGAACAGGCGTCATATGATGCCTGCGAAGGTGATGAGAATCTCATTTTCGGACTGCTCACCGAAGTGAAGGAGCATCGATTCAAGAACTCCATCGATCCGAACCGAACCGCGTATATGATCGACGACTATGAGCACAAGACCGCTCCGGACTTCATAGATACGGTGTATCTTGACTATTATGTCAGAGACGACAAACTCGCCGAAGGACGAGTGCTCGTCGAACGTCCGGATGATCTTATCGATATGGCCGTACTTATGCAATTCGGTAAGTATGGATGGCAGGAAGATCCGAATGTCGTGATCTGCCGTAATGACACGTTCGAAACGGACTACGTGATCGAACGTCATGAGGAATCATATCAGGAGTCGGTGTTCGGCATCGATCCCGATAAGATCACCTTGCCGTCACATCGAGTGCTCGAAGATATGGCCAGGAAAGCCTATAAGGAGGAGCAACATGCCTAAGAGCGAACCACATGTGAAACCATATTTCGATTGGCTTCTAGAAGATATGGTCGGTATTGATAATGATGGATATTCCAAACTCTATCATGCAATGAATGCGATCCGTTACACCTATCGTATCGCCATGGATGCCAATCGAGAAGGCGATGCTCTCGAACTCCGTGGCGATTACGAATATTACAATCATGTGCCATGCGAAGCGCGATTCCAGGGAGGAGTGGTGAGCTTCCTGGAATTCCTTATCGCAGTGATTCTACGGGTCGATAATGATCTCGCACTCAAGCTGTCTCGTGCCGATTGGATGCATCTATTCATCAAAAATATGGATCTGCAAGCCTACACGGATTCATATTTTGATGCCGTTGGAGACGCATCCGAACCGGTACGACTGCTTGTCGAACGCACCATGAACCGGAAGTATAACGCCGATGGAAGCAATGGTGGGTTGTTCGTCATCAAGGGATGCGACAAGGATCTTCGACGGATGCAATTGTTCGATCAGTGGACATTGTTCGGCAATTCCGACCACGATATTCCATATAAGTGGGACTAGAAAGGAGTGGGTATGGACCAAATACGAGTGACTGAAGTCAAAAGCACCAAAACCACAACCAAGGTCATTGCGAATCCTAGGGCCCGTGGATTCAAGGATCTTATTGTCAAAGGTGGACAGTTCTACGCCGTATATGATCCAGATACGCACCTGTGGTCCAGAAGTGTCGGTCGCCTCTCCGAACTCATTGATAGGGATATCAGCGAGTATATTGCAACGCATTCGGACAAGACCTTGACTCCGGAATACATGGACAATATGTCCAATGGACAATGGAACCGATATCTATCCCAACTGAAGAACCTCGATGACAGCAGCATCATGCTGGATCAGAAGGTTATATTTGACAACGACGAAGTCGATCGCGACGACTACGCCTCGTTTAAATTGCCATATGATCTCATCGAGGGTCCGACGCCGAACTACGATCGCCTGATGGAAACGATCTATGACCCGGACGAGCGTCGAAAGCTCGAATGGGGCATAGGTCTGATCGTGGATGGCAAGGACCAGAAACGCATTCAGAAATTTTTCGCCATCACCGGTGCTCCCGGTACCGGTAAATCGACGATTCTGAATATTATCCAGGAGATGTTCGGGAACTACGTTTCGTTCTTCAATGCCAAGGAACTTGGTCAGGGATATCAATTCGCCACTGCTGCGTTCAAGAACGCGCCACTTGTGGCCATTCAAACCGACGGCGACCTCTCAAAGATCGATGATAATTCATTACTGAACACCATTGTTTCGCATGAATATATCAAAGTCAATGAGAAAGGCGTCAAGCAGTATGATATTCCGATCAAGACAATGCTGTTCATGGCTTCGAATAAACCAGTGAAGATCACAGACTCGAAATCGGGTCTGATCCGAAGGTTGATCGACGTCTATCCATCAGGACGAAAACTCAGCAATGCTGAATATTTCGAAGCCATGGACGGAATCAAGTTCGAACTCGGTGCGATCGCCCATCATTGCCGAGAGGTCTATCAGGAATTGGGTCCGAACGCATATGGCAATTACGTGCCAACCGAAATGGTGGCAAGAACGAATGATATGTATTCGTTCTTGTCAAGTGTTCTCGACCAATTCGAAGATAACGATCATATCGATGGCCTCGAACTTTGGCGTCAATATAAGGTTTGGTGTGATGAAGGCAACGTGACCATGCGCATGAAACGTGATGACTTCCTGTTCGAATTGTCATCATATTTCAACAAGACGACCGATAATATCGTCAATGGTCGCAAGTCCACTCGCAACACCGGTTTCGAGGGAATCCGTTGGGATAAATTCGAGAAAGTGGAGAAACCGAAGCCGATCGAAGCGAGAAAACTCGAACTCGATTCGACCGATTCGGCATTCGATCGCATGGCTCAGAATTGGCCGGCGCAATACGCCGCCGATAATCCAACCGGAGGACCTCGGTTGCCTTGGGATCAGGTGACCAGCACATTGAAAGATGTGGACACCACCAAACTGCATTGGGTACGAGTACCTGAGAATCATATCGTCATCGACTTTGATCTCAAGGGCGATGACGGCGAGAAGAGCCTGGAACGCAATCTTGCCGAAGCCGCTAAATATCCGCCGACGTATGCGGAATTGAGCAAATCCGGTAAGGGCGTGCATCTGCATTATATTTACGATGGTGACGTGACGAGACTCAAACCTCTGATCGATATCAACGTGGAATGCAAGGTGTATCGAGGGAAGTCTGCATTGCGAAGGAAACTCAGCACATGCAACGATCTCGAAGTCGCACATATTTCCAGCGGTCTTCCTCTCAAAGGAGATAAAACCATGATCAACGAGAAAGCGATCAAAGATGAGCAGCATCTTCGCAATCTCATCAAAGGAAACCTAAGAAAGGAATATTGTCCCGGAACCAAGCCATCGATCGACTTCATCTGTAAATTGCTGGACGAAGCATATGAGTCTGGCATCCAGTATAACGTCGAAGATATGCGTCTTGATATTCTCAATTTTGCCATGAACTCCACGCATAATCGAGATTATTGCATGAAGGTCGTGGCGAATATGAAGCTTCGTTCGGACGAACCCGACAGCTTGGAACCGCCGAAACATACTGGGACGCCCGATATTCTGACGTTCTACGACGTCGAGGTGTTCCCGAATCTGTTCATGATCTGCTTCAAAGATGCAGGTGATGAGAAGGATCATCCGGTGAAGACCTTGATCAATCCCGATCCGAAAGATGTTCGCAAACTCTGCGGCAAGGCGCTGGTTGGATTCAACAACCGACGATACGACAATCATATGCTCTACGCATGGGGTTGGCTCAGCTATGACAACCAACAGCTCTACAACCTGTCTCAGGATATCGTGGCTGGTGGACCTCGCAGTCGAAACGCCATGTTCCAGAATGCCTACAACATCTCCTATACGGATATCTACGACTTCTCCGCAAAGAAGCAGTCGTTGAAGAAGTGGGAGATCGAACTCGGGATCGATCATCACGAACTCGGTATGCCGTGGGACAAACCGGTCGATCCGAAACTCTGGGATCTGGTGCAATCATATTGCGAGGATGATGTCCGAGCGACGGAAGCGGTGTTCAACCATCTTCATGAGGATTTCGTGGCCCGTCAAGGTCTGGCGAATCTGTCCGGCCTCACGCCGAATGATTCGACGAATCAACATACGGCACGTATCATATTCGGGGACGCGAAGAATCCGCAGAAGGAATTCCCGTTCCCGGATCTGAGCGAAACCTTTCCTGGGTATACCTTCGACAAATTCGCTGACAAGGATCACAAATCCAAGTATTTGGGCGAGTATCCTTCCGAAGGCGGATATGTGTGGGTATATGGCATGGCGAATGGTGACAATGGCCCATATTACGGACGTCGGATCCAATGGTCCATGACCGGGAAGGACCGACTCGAACGATATCGTGAGGTCTATCGATCCCAGGATATGGATTTCGACACCATGCATCCTGATCTGGCGAAACGTCTCGAAGGATATTCATATGACGGCACTGATCAATTCATGCCTGAACTTCCAGACAAGAAGCTCGGTGGCATGTTCGGCAATGTCGGTTTGCTTGATGTGACCAGTCTACACCCGTCGAGTCTTGAAGACATGAATTTCTTCGGTCCATACACCAAACGATTCAGCGATATCAAGGCCGCTCGTGTCGATATCAAGCACGGTGATCTCGAATCAGCTCGTCGACGTATGGATGGTGCTTTGGCTCCACTGCTTAAGGAGGGTGAAAACACTAAGTCGCTTGCACAGGCGCTGAAGATCGTGATCAATTCGGTATACGGTTTGACCAGTGCGAAATTCCCGACAAAGTTCAACGATGTCGGGAATGGAGCCAACGATCGCAATGTCGACAACAAGGTCGCGAAACGCGGAGCCTTGTTCATGCTTCTGCTCAAGCAGAAGGTCATGGAGCTTGGCTACACAGTCGTACATATCAAAACCGATTCGATCAAGATAGCCGATATCGATGAATATGTTGTGACATTTGTCAATGACATGGGAGCGAAATATGGCTACGGATTCGAACTCGAAGCGATCTACGACAAGATGTGTATCGTCAACAAAGCGACGTACATCGCCCATCATTGTTACGGCGACGACGGGCACGACGCCGCATCGCATGGTGGTTGGGCGGCAACGGGTGCACAGTTCGCCGTACCATATGTCTTCAAGACACTGTTCTCTCATGAAACGATTGATTTCAAGGATCTTTGCGAAACCAAATCCGCCACGACATCGATCTACCTAGACTTCAACGAGGGCCTACCCGAGGACGAGCATCGCTATGATTTCGTCGGAAAGGTAAGCGCCTTCAGTCCGGTCCAACCTGGGTGCGGTGGAGGTCTGCTGGTCCGTGACAACGGCAACGGCGGTTACGCCGCGCTGTCCGGTACCAAGGGCTATCGATGGAAGGAATCGAGCGTTCTCAGAGACGGTCACAAACAAGATGAAGTCGATTACACCTACTACGAACATCTCGCCGATGAGGCACGAGATGATATTTCGCAGTATGGCGATTTCGACTGGCTGGTAAACGGCGAACCCTATGTTTCGCCGAATCCTGGAAGCAATGATCTGGTTGCTTCCTTGACTCGATAATACACAGATCAGAAAGGTCAGCTCATGAGTGTGAGCGATTTTTTAAGTTTGATGATTTCACTCGGCTTGCTTATACTCATGAGCTGGTTTGTAGACAATCATAAATTCTAAGGAGCAATCATGTCAATTACTATGATCGTTACAATTTGGGCGCT